CTTGTCGGTACGCTCATTTCAACCCCTTCCGATACGCGGCGGGGATCGCTGCTTTGATGGTTGCAGCAACCATCGGTCCTTTTTTAAACCCTTCTTTATCGGCCCATCGGCAGAATCTTTCCCAGATGTCGCGCGGCACGTAGGCTTGGATACTTATGTGGCCCTCGATGGTTTTGGGCATTATGCTTTCACCTGAGCAGATAGCAACTCAATCAACTTGTCAGCTTGTTTACTTCGCTTCTCCTGCCTAATAAGGGCAGCGGCAGCAAAAGCGTCAGCGGCAGCGATGTAGGCGTCAGCGTCAGCGTCAGCGTAATAGGCGGCAACTTCAGCGGCAGTGTAATCGGCTTCAGCGTCAGCGTCAGCGGCAGCTTCAGCGGCAGCGTCAGCGTAATCGTCAGCGTCAGCGGCAGCGGCAGCGGCAGCAAAAAAGGCAGCGTGAGCGGCAGAGTAATAGGCAGCGTAATCGGCAGCTTCAGCGTCAGCGTCAGCGGCATAGGCAGCGGCAGCTTCAGCGGCAGCGTCAGCGTAATAGGCGGCAGCGTCAGCGGCATAGCGCCACTCGTTCTCCTCAACAATTTCGCCGTTCGCCGTCCGTTGGTACAAGCTCACCACGCGCTGTATCACAGCTCGCTTCCTATCAGTTTTTGCGTGCCGGATCGCGCCATCAACCGGATCGCCCAGCATCCACACAAAAAAGTGGGAACTGACCACAGAAAGGTCTGCTCCCGGTGCTATAGCAGACAGAAACCGCTCCGGCCATTCGCGAGCCTTTTCTACCGACAATCCCTCGAAAATGCTATCCTCCAGCCGAGCCAATATACGCGGTATGCCCAACTCCGTTTCGTATGCAGCATGGTAAGCGGAATGAAGCGTGCAGCCCACCGCGCAGCCTTTGCCGTCTTTCCAGTACCCGTAATGCTGCACCAATTGGTCAGCCTCCCGGTGCGCCCGAACGCGAGCCAAGTACTCATTCTTGATGGCCTGTTGACCGTGGTACGCAATCATTTTTGTTTTCCTTTTTGTCCTGTTGTCTTTGTTTCTTCCCCTGGACGGCAACCGGATAATCCGTTTTTGATAGCAGAAGTCTTCCACAACCCTACCGTCAAAAAGCCCGAAACTATCCGGCGCCGCTTTGGTTTCAGGGAACTCGTTTAAGCTTGAAAACCCTTGTCGTTAATCGTTCCGCCCGCAGTTCTCAAAAAGTTGCCCGATGAGGCGATGCAATCCGCGTTCATCTTTGGCTTCCTCTATTCCCAATTCCCGCGCCCACGAATTAGCCAAGTCGGTAGCCGCCGCCATGATGCTCAGAAGCTCCTGTTCGCGTTCGCTCAATCGGTTCATCGCGCCACATCGCTTACAGGCATTGCAACGTACCTAATCGGCTCCACGTCAATCATCGCCAGTGAACCGATAATAATAGCCACCAAAAAGGCAATAACGCAATACTCCCAAATTGCTGAATGGTGCGACTTGTAGTAATACTGTCGCGGATAAATTGGTTCCCAGTCGTTGTTGTTCATTTCATCCCCTTCGTAAATTTCTCTGGTATAGCGGCCTTAATTGCCACCGCGATTGCGTGGCTTTTCTTTGTTCATGTAAGATTACCACGAAAAAACGGAATTGTTACCTTTATTTTTCGGTAAGTTTTAGGGTACAAGAAACGCGCAGCCACTAGCCGAACAATTCCATATTTCGAGCAATCGGGCCACTCCACCGTGCCGCACTTGCATGGCTTTCGATGTTGTCTCGAAGTAGCATGGCTCTGGTTTCCTTGCGCTTGGGGATATATGATCCAGTCCATGCGGAGTCGATTCCAATGTTTCGCGCTACGTTCGTGCTGTCAACGCTGGCGTAGGGTATGACGCTGAAGATTTCCGGGTCCATTTGCCTCAACCCGTGAAGTTTGACGCGCGGCTGGCCGTCAACGCACAGAACTTCCATCGCCTCGGAAATCCTGCCCCACCATTTCGGGGTGCCGATGGTGACAAACTCGCCCGATGAGCCTATAGCAACGCGCGGCCACTCATCCGCAAACCATTTCAGCCGGTCTAGGGATTCGTGCATATGCCAAACCGGGACGCTGATCGCCGGTTCCAGCGGCCACGTTTCGACGAGTTCGCCGTTTTTGTCCTCGTCACCGTCGATCACATCCGGGATCAGATGCCAATCAAAAGCCGGGTGCCGATACCACTGGGTTACCCATTCGAGATACGCTTGACAGTCGATTTCGCCCTTTCCAGCCGCAAAAATAGGCCAGGCTCCGTTATCCAACGCCACTGAATCAGCGACCGCGAACGCCAGTTCTGACTGCTGCGGGTTCGCAAACGACACCATCGCATGTGACTTCTTCCAGCACGCCAGAGCTGCCGGTTCAGGAGTAATCGGGCCACCATGATAACGAATCATGCGATTATTCTACAGCAGAAATAAAAATGCCCCGCAGTTTTTTCTGGGTTATCAGGCCAGACTGCGGGGAGTTTGGCTGGTCGCGTACCCTTTGGGTTCGCTCATGGGGACACCAGCCGGGGCCGTCTTTGCACGGAGCAACTTTTATTCGGGCGGTGGAAGGTCGGTAGGCGATTCTGGCGGCGGCCCTGCATCAAGCGCAACTACAGCGCCAATTCCATCACAACCAGGGCATCGCATACGGTTCAGTGAACCCTGGTCATCACCTTCGCAGTGGAATCCAGTCCCATCGCAAAACTCGCATTGTTTTGATTCACTCATTAGTTGATGGCTCCTATGCCAAATTGTACCGAATTGTGAGACTGTTGCAATGCCCGCATCGTCGCCCATTCTGCATTTTCCGGCCCCATAGCCTTAAGGCACTGATCCCAGTCGTAGGTGCGCTTGTCGTATTCATTTGTGATCGGAAGCATTACCGCTGCCCATTTCCGTGTGCGGGCGCAAATGACACTATGCGCGGCACAAGCCAACGACGCAAACCGCCTGCCATCGGCCAGCACAAACGGGTGACGTGTTTTTGAGAGTATTAGTGTTTTGAGTTCAACCATAATACAACCGTAGCGTGATTCGTTGACGGTCAACGGAAACATTTGTAAACAAAAAACCCGCCGGTGCTCCGATTTTACGGCGGCGGGTCAGGAACTGCCTCAGGAGAAATCGTGAGATTAGTATGCCACAAAAAGGAACGCCCCGTAACCGGCGGGGGAACCGATTGCGGGGCGAGGCGACAAGTGGACGAAAGGGACAACTAAAGGATAACACCTTAACGCCTGAAACCAATGTTTTTTTGCAGGACTTGTTTATTCCGCCGAATTATCCGGCGGGGTGCAATGCGTGGAAATGCGTGGGAATGCGTGGAAATGCGTGGGAATGCGTGGGAATGCGTGGAAATGCGTGGGAATGCGTGGGAATGCGTGGAAAGTTACTTCAGGTGTGGTTTCGCGATCAGTATCCGATTGAACGCCTCCCGCGCCGAGCGTCAAAAACATCATCTTAAAACGGCTCATTTAACTCCATGTAGTATTGATCCATGCAGGTGTCGAGAAAATCTTGATTCCGTTGCCGCTCGAGCTGCTCGGCTTGGATCGCCTGTTTTTCCGCCAGATCGCCTTGCCTGATCCAACCCCGATACGAGTTCGACGCCCGCTCTCTGATTACCGCCAATCTATCGGCAAGCTCCGCGTCCGTGCTTTCCGCTATCTGTTTTTGTCCCGTCGTCATCAGTCCCACTCCATTTGAGCCGACTCGAAATCGTCAAGCGTCAGCGTAAACCGCACGCCGTCCGTAGTTTTAACACGCCATTTTGGATATTCCAGCCCACAAATACCGTGTTCCACGTTTTCCTCCACGCACTCCGCGTTCTGTTCTTGTGTATTTCCTTCCATTTCGACCAGATCATCCGGTTCCATTTCGACCACGATTTTACCCCTGAATCGCTTGATAAACTCGCCGTCTGGCAGGCGATACCCACCCGCGCCCGATGGATAATCGCCAGGGTCAGTCCAAATTCCCAGCACCGCCTCAAGAGTGTTCGATATCGTTCTCATTTCGACTCCCGTTTTTTGTCGCGCCATTCGCGCACCTTGCAATTGTGGCACCTGCCGCATTTTCCGCAAAGGCTAGGGCGTCCATGTCCCGCCCCATGGGTTTTTCGCATGGCCCCGCGTCGCCGCCCCAGCTCCGAATACAGCACGGAGTCGGGAATTGTTGCGGGGTCTGTGTCTGGGTGGTAGGTCATGCCCCACCACCTTTCGCTTCGGCCATTCTCCCTATTTCCCGCGTCATGGCGCGGAGCGACCCGGACATCACTAACGTCTGTTCGCCGTCGTATTCGATGCGGATAAGCGCAAATTTCGCGCCCATCGGCTTGATTTCGTATGCTGACCGGACGCCCGGTATGCGCTCCAGGCGCATTGTGTTTGTCATGCCGTCACCTCCAGCATATAGGCATCGCGCATGTCAACCGGCATCACAGCGGGCATGCCAGCGGGCCATTCGTCGGCGTCTGTGAATAATTCGGGCGAATCCAGGAAAAACTGGTACGCCTCCTGTGCCGTGGGCACATCGTCGCCATGTGCAGCGCGGGCCGATGCCGCAAGTTCGATTCCGTATTGGGTCCAGTTGTGTGTCATTTTGTTTGTCATTGTTTTTTCGTCGTATGTCATTCCGCGGCATCTTCGCTCACCCAACGCGCCAATTTCGCGCCAGTGAGTGTCGACCATCGCTTGTTGGCCGGTGCGCCGTTCCAGTAGTCACCGGAGTCGTCATGGAGGCACCGGGATATAGCGTAATCGGTTGTCCGATCCGATTGATCGTATCGCCGCCGGATTACGTATCCAGCAGATGACGCATAAGACACTTCAACGATCTGGCCTTGGTTACCGCCCGGTGTGTAGAATCTCATTTTGACGCCCTCCGCACCAATTTATGGTGTTTCAGCATGCGAATGACAGCGTTCCTCGCGTTTCTGTATGGCAGCGCACACCGCTCGGTACTGTCCTCTGTCATGCGGTCTAGCATCGTTTCCGCTTCGGTTTTCGTCATCGGTATCATCGCGCCGTGCGGCCAAACGAAAAACCATCCGCCGCTGATAGAGGACGCAATAAATCCAAAATCTTTGTCATCGTCCGTTGTTCCCTGATTAGTATCGATATACATTGTGTTTTCTCCTTAGTCGTTTTTTGTCGCGTCTGTTTTGTTGTCGTATGTCATAAGACCGCGAGAAAACGCGCACGGGATTTCAGTTCGATGTCGCGACCGGTCGCAAGGTTAATGGCAAGATAGCGTTTGGTTCCACGCGCTGTATTGCATCCAATCCGCCCGCGGGTTACCTCACACACAAACCGCGCACGGATGATTCCCGAAGTGTGCTTAACCTCATACACGGTACCAGGAACCAGCGGTTCCGGCTTTGGGCTCCGCTTGCGTGGTGTCGCCACTGCGGCATGCTGCGCGAACAGCACGCGACCGTCCGATACTACCAGGCGTGAGCCGGTATCTCGCGCACACTGAGCCACGTTCGCCGCGATGGAGTCATAGCACGGCGCACACCTGATCCAAGTCTTAATGAGTTTGTCCGTGTTGGTGTACGCGTCAAATGATACGGCGCGCGTACAATCCATGATGCGCTTGCATGTCGGACAAAATATTTCATGGCCAACGTGGTGGCGCAGCATCTTGCGATACATCATCGTTTGCATTTCCGTTAATACTTCCATTATGTTCGCCCCTCTGAAGTTAGTAACCCCATGAACGCGTCTACCCCTTGAGATAGGCGCGCGGTATCAGGTTACCTATCTTGCTTCCGTGTGACCCGGAAGCGCCTTGCGCCGAATCGAAGGAAGGTCGTTGTAGCAACAGTCCCCACCTTCATCGAAACCCCACGCGAAGCGCCCCGCCTCAACCCTGCCATCGTATACCCGCGCGCCGTCTGCGGGGGAGATCCATGAACCGTCAGTGAAAACCGTAAGCGTCAAAAAACCTGTGTACGGAACCTCCGATGCGATTTCGGAAGGATGGAGTGAGCTTGCCATTTATTTTGCCTCCTTCTGAGCTTTGCGTGCCGTGCGGAACGCGGCGATCAAGTCCGGCGCGACACATTCGTTATACGATGCCTTGTCGTCAGCCATCGTGACAAAACCAGCTTTCTTGCCGTTTCGCGTGACGTACACGCGAGCGACAATAGGATCACCCGCCTCCGTGTCGGCCTGCCAGTACGACGCTTTTGCGTCGCGCGGAAGCGTCTCGGCCATGCGCTTTGCCAGGTCCGCCAGAAGCGGATGTTGTACGACACTATTCCGCGTGAGGAGGTCGAAAGTGTTGCTAATTAGTGTTTTCATATATTTATCCTTATCGTTTCTTTGCCTTTCCGTTCTCATTGTTGTGCTCTCCCGTTGATTGATACCAGGTACTCTAGTATCGGAACTGCCTTATACTTGTCCGTGTTAATTGCCGAGACCACTGATCTGGAGTAGGTCTCCGCTATGGCGTGACCGTCGGATATGCGGACGATAACCCAACTCATGCCATCGCCTTGATGGATACCAACTTGCGCTTGTTCCCGTGCGCTGGAAACGCGATAATGACATCACGCTGAGACCAGGCGCATAGCTTGCACGTGGCGCATGATACGTTTTTGTGCGTTGCTGCTGGGCAAATCACCACGCTGTTGCCCTCCGGAGTCTTAAAGTTTTCGCGTGTGTCTTTTGGTACCACCACCACTACCGGACCGATTCCCAAAGATTTAGCGGAGTCCGCCTGCGCGACCGTGTCACATGACAGATTGACCGTGAGTCCGCCATCGTTCGCACGTTTGACCGCGCTCCTGTTCCCGGAGACACTCATATCATGATGCGTATAGGTGAATCCGCGTTTCCCTGCGTTCGCCGTGACCAGGTCACGGACGGCCGCGGAGTCTATCACTCCGTCATTGTGCGGCAGGTCTCCGGCTTGATTGTGTCGCCAAACTTGGGCCTCCGGCAGCGCTGCGATAGCGTCGCAGAATTCCGTGAATGATACACCCCGCGTTCCATTAGATACTTCGTTCCAATGGATGGCAAGCGGAAAGTCATCGGCGTAGCAGCCGGCACCGCGCAACGTGCACGTCGTGGGGCAAGTAGACCGCGCCGACGTAGACACTGGAATGGGCCCGGTTTTTGCGTTTTTAGATTTAAGTGATAAATGGTAGTTTGACATGATCTAATACCCCCAATACCCTGAAGTGGCAATCCGCCGGGCGGCGCTTAATAGGCCGTAGTGTTTCATTCCTGCACCTGTTCAACTGCGCCGGGGTGTTCTGCGTTTACGGCGGCGATGTGCTTAGCCATGTCGCGTTTGTTGTGCCATGTACATACCTGGTCCGCCTTGCGCTCAAGCTTCATAACCTGTGCTGGCGCTATCTCTGTTTCGGTGCCGTGCTCGGCCCCTCCCATGGTCATGATAATTAGCTTTCCCAAGCTAATTACTTGGGTAAAATCTCTGGTGTATCGCGTGTAGTGTTTCATTGGGTTGTCTCCTTGTTTTGCCGCACCCGCAGTGGGTATGTAATGATTATCTGCACATTGCCACATGACTGCAAGCTATTTGCTGGTGATAATTGTAAAGGTTTGTAAGCGCCGTATCATCATGATTCTATTGAGGCCATCACGTTGGTGTAATATAAAAACATGGCCGGCAGACCGAAAGTGAGACGCGAAATGAAAGAACTGGACCTCATGACCACGGGCGACACCGCCGCACTGATTGCAACAATCGCTCACGATACGCTTAAAAATGTGGCAGCATCTGCCGGAGTCGGAACCACGGCCCTCATGCGATGGATTGATGCAGATGCGGAGCGTACCGCGGCATATATACGCGCGCGCGCTACTAAGGCCTCGATGCTGGCCGATGAAACGATTGAGATTGCAGATAATGGCGCTAATGCAAGCGCGCCGGACCCAGCACGAGATAAACTTCGCATTCAAGCGCGGCAGTGGCTGGCGGCGAGATGGGATAGGCAACAGTACGGTGACCGTCAGGACAATGGCGTAGTGATCAACGTGCAAAGTCTACATCTGGACGCCCTGCGCCGCCGACCAGCAGGAGCTGCACCGATCATCATCGAAGCGCTTGCGCCTCCTGCAGGAGGGTCACCACTATATATAGATATCGAAGCAACCGCGGTTAAGCCAATCACCATCGAAGCTATTGCAGCCCCTGTAAGTGACTGATAACAATGCAGTTATCGCAACATAAGCGCAACTGATAATTAACATAATACACGTTATCGGAAGTCAGAGTTATCCACAGGCGTCAACCTTGTGTCAAGTGTCAACCTTGTGTCAATGCGACGGTTGTAGTTTTACCGTACAACTACAACCGTCGGTTGTAGTTTTCCGACCGGTCAATGACCGGTCAATGACCGCCGCCCCATTTTGCCCCCCCTGGGTGGCCTATGGCCCGCCGCTGTTGCTATAGCAACCCTCTACCGCGCTAAATTATTTTAAAAAAAAATTTCAAAAGGTGGGCAAAAATCAAGGGATGGCGACAGTCTGGTTCCGCAGTGCAACAGCGGGGCTGGAGTTGTAAGACAAACCAGTTGTAGAAGCTAGGGGTTTACTCGCGCGAGGGGAATCTAAAACATAGCACGGTTATTTTTAGGTTGCTTTGTAGGTTATTGATTCCATTGGCATAGGGGGGGCTTGACAACATTTTCCAATTTATTGAAAAACGCGCTTAGAAAATGCCAAGGTTGCGGCTGACGGGCTTATTCCATTGCGAGTTGGAACTACGCCCATGCAGTGCAATGCCTGCGTCTGAGGCAAAGCAAAGAACTAAAGCGTCGGCGCAATCAGGGGAACGCAGGCCTCTGGATTTCATTTCGTCTTTTGATTCGGCTTTCATTTTATTGCTGGGCTTTTGAAACCCGTAACGGATTGTGGCCAGTTCGTTTTTTAACCGTGGGTGGTCAGGAATTTTGCATTCACGACGTGCAAACCATTCTTTTGCTTGAAACCAGAGTTCAGCTCGCAAGTTGGCATAAACGCCTGTCATCGAGGGAAGTTCTGATACGTTGATTCCGCGGGCGGGCAGTCCAAGTTCCCGCAATCGGTCACATACTCCTGAACCAACGCCGATGACATCAACCAGTATTTCCACGGGGAGGCGGTCTTCGGATGTTGCGTCCCATTCAGCGCGAACGATTCCCACTGTTTGCATTGTGTCTAAGCCTTGCCAAACGCGGGGCGGTTCGGGAACTATGTTGCCTTGTCGTTTTACCAGGCAGGATGAATCCGAACCAAAGCGTGCAACGTCAAGGCCCCAAACGATGGGAGTGGTGGGAGAGCACGTTACTTCACGCACGATGGCCGCTTCAATTAACTCCATTGGAATGATAGTGTCATCGTCGGCACGGGGAAATTCGCCAAGCACACGGACGCGGTAGACGTTGGAATCTTCGCCGTATCGGGCCTTGATGTCATTGATAAATTCTTTTGAAACGCGGGAACAATCGTTGCAGTTTACATGGATCAGAAACCAGTCAGAGGCCAATTCGGGCCGGTTAAACACATCGTGGAAGAATCCTGACGAGCGGATTGGGTTACCGAGCAGTATTGTTACGGCGGTCATACCAGACATGGACCCATAGGCGGCCTCATACACCTGTTCAGGGATTCCCGAGGCTTCATCGCCGATCAGCATGACGTTTTCGGAGTGAACGCCTGCTAATGCTTCAGGAGATTCGGCTCGGGACGTGCGGGCTGAAATAAACGATTCCGTGGGACTTCCCAGCAGTTCGATGCGTTCCGCCTTTGCTTCCAGCAATTCCGCAAGCACTGGTGGTAGATTTTTCACCCATTTTTTTACTTCAGCAAACAAGGCATCGAACAACTGAGGAGCGGACTGGGAGGTTACAACTGTTTTTTGCGGGAAGCGGGTTAGGATATGCCAAAGCATAATCCAGCTGGCGCAGGTGGATTTCCCAACACCGTGCCCGGATCGAACAGCAATGCGTCTATGTCCATCGGCAACAGCTTGCATTAGCTGTTTTTGCCATTCGTCAGGCTCGACGCCGAGCACTTCCTGAACAAACAAAACAGGGTTACTACGGTATCGGTCAACAAATTCAATTAACGGATTATCTGCAGGTTGCGACAAGGTAACTTGACACTACTACGAATAGTGTTATTCTGGCAACGTGTACAGCGGATTACAAGATACGCAAGTGCCAGACTATACAACCGCGCAAGTTGACGAGTCTTCATTGCAGTCAATAGTAGCGGCAGAACTTGCGGACGCTGTTGCGTTTATTGATCTTGAGATTGGCCACGAACGCCGGGTTTCGGTTGATTACTACCGGGGAAAACCGTTCGGAAACGAGATTAAGGGCCGTTCGTCTGTTGTTTCGCATGACGTGCAGGACACGGTTCAGGCAATTTTGCCAAGCTTACTTCGCGTGTTTTTTGGGTCAGAGCACGTAGTCGAATACGTTCCACGCAACCCAGAAAACGTTGAGGAGGCGTTGCAGGCCACTGAGTACGTTCAATACCTGATTAACGAAGACAATCCCGGCTTTCAGGTGTTTTCGACGGCGTTCAAAGATGCGCTGGTGGTAAAGACTGGCGTAATCAAGTATTGGTGGGAAGATTACGACGAAAGTAAAGAAGAAAAATACACCGGGCTGGACGATGCAACGGTCGGGCTGTTATTGCAAGACAAGCAAAACGAAGTAAAAATTACCAATTCTTACGATTGCGGGATGGTCGGGCATGAAGGCATGATGCTTCATGACGTAACCGTAATCGTCAAAAAGAAATGCGGCAAACTGCGGATTGAAGCCGTTCCACCCGAAGAATTTTTAATCGACCGCCGCGCTTCCGATATTGACAAGGCCGATTTAGTGGCGCATCGGACCATGTTGACCCGTGAAGAATTGCTCCGCATGGGATTTGAGGAAGACGAACTTGGTTCCGCCGGCACGGATCAGCAATTAAGCTTTAATCTCGAACGGCTTTCCCGCGCACCTAACAGTTTGCTCAATATGAATACGTCGCGCAACCCGGCGGCAGAGCGAATGGCCTATACCGAAGCGTATTTACGGGTAGATTTGGGCGACGGAATGGGCATTCAATTGCGTAAATTCCTGTGTTTGGGCGACCAGCATAAGATTGTCAGGCACTACGCGACGGAAGAGGTTCCGTTTGCTTCGATGTGCGCCATTCCAGAACCTCATGTGTTTTTTGGTCAAAGCATTTCTGACCAGACAATGGACATTCAGCGAATCAAAAGCCAAGTGTTGCGCGGAATGCTGGATTCACTGGCGCAATCAATTAACCCACGCACTACTGTTGTTGAAGGAAAGGTCAATATGTCTGACATCCTAAACAACGAGGTCGGCGGAATTGTCCGAGTGCTGGCACCGGGCATGGTACAGGAGCTTACAACGCCATTTGTAGGACAGGCCGCTTTCCCGGTGCTGGAATACATGGACAACGTTCGGGAAGGTCGGACAGGCATAACCAAGGCGTCGCAGGGGCTTGATGCTGACGTTATGCAGTCGACTACTAAAGCCGCAGTAATGGCTACGGTGACGGCGGCACAACAGCACATTGAAATGATTGCCCGCATTTTTGCGGAAACGGGCATGAAGCGGTTATTCAAGGGCATTTTGCGGTTGATTACGAGGCATCAGGATCAACCGCGAACTGTTAAGCTACGCGGGCACTGGGTTGAAGTTAATCCGGCGGCATGGGACGCAACCATGCACGTTACGGTAAACGTGGGGCTGGGCGCAGGAACAAGCGAAGACAGAATCAGGGTTTTAACCGGGATCGCAGAAAAACAAGAGGCAATTATCCGCGAAGCTGGCCCTGAAAACCCAATTGTTACGCCGTCACAGTACGCGGCTACCTTGCGTAAAATTGTGGAGCTTGCAGGATTTAAGAACACCAATACGTTTTTCAGCGCCGTTCCTGCTGATTACAAAGCTCCTGTTGCGCCCAAACCCGAAGATCCGGCGCAGCAATCGGCAATGGTACTGGCTCAGGCGCAACGTGAGCAGATCATGGCCGACATCCAAACCAGTTCCGCAAAATTGGCGTTGGACCGGGAAAAAATGCTGATGGAAGACGCCCGTGAGCGTTACAAGATCGACACAGAAGAGCGTGTCAAGCTTGCCGAAATTGCGTCAAAGTATTCGCAGAACACGGCAAAAGTTCAATCTGACATCGACCGCCACGAAACGCAACTAATGGTTGACGTCCACGAACAGATCAGCAGCCAGCATCATCAAATGGCAATGGCGGCTCAACAGCAGGACCAGCAGGACCAACAGGCGCATCAAGATGCGGCACAGGACGCGCAGCAAAGCCCCGCGCAGGATGCGGCA